TCACTGCTAGATACACTCACGAGACTGTAGCTTTAGCGTTCGCAATCACTGAAGAAGCGATTGAGGACAACTTGTATGATAGACTTGCGTCTAGATATACAAAAGCTTTAGCAAGATCTATGAGTAACGCTAAGCAAGTAAAAGCTGTCGAGCCCCTAATTCAAGGTCTTCCTTCAACGGATGGTTTTGATTCAGGTGACGGTGTATCTTTATTTAATACATCACACCCAACAGTGGCTGGAACTTTTCAAAACACACTAACTACTCAAGCAGACCTTAACGAAACTTCGTTAGAGCAATCTTTGATCGACATTGGTCAAATGACTGACGAAAGAGGTCTTAGAGTTGCAGCAAGAGGAGTAAAAATGATTATTCCTTCTGAGCTTCAGTTTACAGCTGAGAGATTAATGAAATCTCAAGGTAGAACTGGAACAGCTGATAACGATATCAATGCTATCGTATCTATGGGTATGATTCCTCAAGGTTATAGAGTGAACAACTACCTAACAGATACAGATGCATTCTATATCTTAACAGACATTCCAAATGGAATGAAAATGTTCAACAGAGCTCCATTGACAACTGCAATGGAAGGTGATTTTGATACTGGAAACGTTAGATACAAAGCTAGAGAAAGATACAGCTTCGGCGTATCAGACCCTAGAGGTATCTTCGGCGTTGAAGGTGCGTAATCAATAAATTTTATGAGGCGGTTTTTAAACCGCCTCATTTACATTTTTGGTATGAAAGAAAAAATATTTTACGTAGATAATTTAAAGAAAGATTTAAAGAATATAAAAAAAGAACTTATAAATGATTGTATTTCTTCTTTTAATAAAAGAAGTAGTTGGCAAAGATATTATATGGGTAGCAATTATGAATTGTTTACAAAATATCACGATAAATTATATTCTTTATATTTGGATAATTGCAAAAAAAATCTTAAAAAATTTACTGTAACTAATACAGTAACTAAACTGTGGGGTTACTATACTAATAAAGATTATAGCGGAACTCAATTGTGGCATAATCATGAGGATACTTGTAATTTATGTGGAGTTTTATATTTAAAAACAGTTAAAGATTGTGGGATAAAATTAAAACATAAAAATAAAGTTTTTTATATAGAACCTAAACCTTTTGATCTTTTAGTTTTTCCTGGATTTGTAAATCATAAACCGGTTGTATCTAAAGATAAAGAAAGAATTAGTATTCAGTTTGAAATTTCTTGCATAGAAAATGATAATAAGATATGGTAAAAAAAAAGTGAGACTTATGAAAAAATTTATAATAAACATTTGGGCGTATAATCATCACGCTAAATTTACAGTAGAATCAGAAGATTCCCCAACTGACCTTGAACAATCTATCCTTGACAAACTTGGAGAAAATAGTATAGTTTGGGAAAACCTTGGAAATAGTTATAATGACAAGGTAAATAGAATAACCTATGAGGAGGTTATAGATGATACAAGACCTATACAAAGCAAAAAGGTCCTTGGAGTTGAAGTGGGAACAGGAGCATCTATCTAATAATAGATATACTCTTGAAATGGTCAGAATTGATGACAAAGTAAAACAGATCATCACTGACATTAAGCTGGAAGAAGCTAGAATTGCTCACTTAAAGAACAGTATTGAAGGTTCTGCTCCTGAAGTTTCAGTAGCTACTTAATCAAAAGCTACATCGTTGAATAAATTCAATTCGCATTACAGGCTCTCTTGCACTCTACTCAAAACTAGTATATACTTTTGTTACTATACAATTAATTAGAACATAGACGCGTATAGTCGACGGCCTAGAGACTATGTTCGATAACTAGGAGGATATAATTATGGCATCAACTACGTTTAATGGACCGGTAAGGTCCGAAAAAGGTTTCCAAGTAGCAACTAAAAATGCAACTACGGGAGCAGTAACAACTAGAATGAGTTCAGGTATGCCTGACTTAACTGGTTTATCAATTTCAGATGTAGCAACAGCTACTAGTATTACACTAGCAGCAGACACTATTTCTGTAATAAATTACACAGGTGCAGCAGCTGCAACTTGTACGTTGCCAGCAGCAACACAAGGAACAGTTGTAATTTACTGTCAATCAAAAGACACTACAGGTGGAACAGCAACATTAGTTTTTGATGCAGCTGGTTCTGATGTTTGGGCAACTGGTTCAGTGATTGAATCAAGAGGTTCAAGTGAAGTAACTTTTGATACTTCAGCAGCAGGTGAAACTAAATTAACTTTTACACCAGCTAACGCAGCAACAAATTTGTTGACTACTGGTGGACAAATTGCTTTCATTTGTTACGAAACAGGTACGTGGCACATTGCAACAAAACTAGCAGCTGAGACTACTCAAGTTACTGGTGCGTTTGTATTTGCAGCGTAATAAATAAATTAACTCGGGGCGCCTGGTAATGCAGGCGTCCTTTAAAAGGAGGACAAAACATGGCAGACACAGTATTAAATACAACTGTATTTGACGGAGCAAAAAAACTTATTACTCACTACAATGTAGTTTCTGATAACTCTGGAAGCACAACTAAAATAGTTGACGTTTCTGAATTAACATCAAACAATGGTAAAACTTGCAAAACTGTAAGACTTAATAAAGTTAGTTGTAACGTTTCAGTAACTGCACCAGCAGACGCATTACGTATGCAATGGGATGCAACAACAGATGTTGTATTTCAAAGTTTAAATGGTGAAATGGAATATGATTACTCTGATTTTGGTGGTTTAAAAAACACTAAAGCTAGTGGTTATACTGGAGACGTTAATATAGTATTACCAGCTTGTGCAGCAGGAGATACCGGAACAGTCGTTTGTGAGTGGATTAAAGTTTACGAAACGTAGGAGTTTAAATGGCTAATACTACTTCGGGAACAGCAACGTTCGATAAAACTTTTTCTATTGATGAAATTATAGAAGAATCTTTTGAACGTATTGGATTAAATTCTGTAGCTGGCTATCAAATGAAGTCAGCCAGAAGATCTCTTAATATCCTATTTCAAGAATGGGGTAATAGAGGTATTCATTATTGGGAAATAGGTAGTACAAGTTTAGATTTAATTGAAGGACAGGCAGAATATAAATTTTTTAGATCAAGCGGCGATGGTACAAGTGCCACTTCTAATCCAAATGGTATATATGGAATGTCCGATGTCCTTGAAGCACAATTAAGAGCTAATAGAACACAAACAACTCAATCTGATTCACCTATGACTAAAGTTGATAGATCAACTTATGCAGGTTTTTCAAATAAACTTTCTAAAGGTACACCTAATCAATATTGGGTTCAAAGATTTATTGATCACGTTAGTATTAGCGTTTACCCTACACCTGATTCAACAAATGCATCTAAAGATATGCATTTCTATTACATAAAAAGAATTCAAGATGTTGGAGATTATACAAACGCAACAGATATTCCATTTAGATTTGTTCCTTGTATGACTTCAGGTCTAGCTTTTTATCTTGCACAAAAATATCAACCACAATTGGTTCAACAAATGAAATTATATTATGAAGATGAATTAGCTAGAGCACTTGCAGAAGATGGTTCAGCTTCAAGTACATTTATTACACCAAAAGCTTATTACCCAGGAACTTAATGTCTAAGTACGCAACAGGTAAACATTCTAAAGCAATTTCTGATAGATCAGGTATGGAATTTCCATATAGAGAAATGGTTAGAGAGTGGAATGGTTCTTTTGTGCATTACACAGAATATGAACCTAAACAACCACAACTTGAACCAAAACCTGTGGGTGGAGATGGTGTTGCTTTATTACAAGTAAGACCAGATAGAACAGAACCTGCTACAACTGTAATGATTTCTAATAATGGTTTTGAAACTTATGCTGCAGGGTCCGGAATTATAAATGTATTTTCACCTGGACATGGTTTAACAAACGGAACAACATATTTATTTAGAGGTCCACCAACAATTTCACCTGGAACAGGAACAACAACAAATCCTGTTTTTGCTTATGCAACAATTCCTAATTTTGATGGAATTACAGGAGCGCAAATAGGACAAGGATCAGGTTATGCTATTACAACTGGTAAATATGTTAGTGATACAGGAGATGGAAATCCAGGAAGAAATACAACTGATTATATGATATCTAATTTCTTCTTCTTTACAGTTAATTCAGATACTGCTACAACTGGTGGTGTAAAAGGAGGAGGCTACGGTTGTTCCGTTGGGCCTATAACAATACAAGCATGATAAATAAAATTTGGAACTGGATAAAAAATATTTTTAAATCTGAAAAACAAGATCCTCATCTTACAATGTATGAGGAAGTGGAGGAAACTCCAAGACAAAAAAAGATACGTTTAAAATATAAAAAGGAATCAGAATAATGGCTGGTATAAGTTATAGTGATTTAGTTACACAAATAAGAAACTATACAGAAACAGATTCTAATGTTTTAACTACAGCTATATTAGAAAATATAATTTTAAACTCTCAGTATAGAATAATGAGAGATATTCCAATAGATGCTGACAGACTTCAACAATCAGGTAATTTGGTTGTGGGTCAAGAATCAATTAATGCTCCAGCAGGAGCTCTTTTTGTAAGAGGTATCCAAGTATATGATTCTACATCGGCTATAGATGGAGCAAATATTTGGTTAGAAAAAAAAGATGTAACTTATTTACAAGAATATGTATCTTCAACTGAGTCCACAAAAAGAGGTAAACCTAAATATTATTCTATGTATGGAGGAGCCACAGGTAATACAGATACCACATCAGGAAGAATGTTTCTTGCTCCGGTCCCTGATGCAACATACAAATTTAGAGTACATTATAATAAAATGCCAGCTACTTTAGAGTCTAGCAACACTTCCAACTATATAAGTTTAAACTTTCCAAATGGTCTATTATATTGTTGTCTTTCAGAGACATATGGTTTTTTAAAAGGTCCAATAGATATGTTGACACTATATGAAAATAAGTATAAACAAGAGGTACAAAAGTTTGCTAACGAACAAGTTGGTAGAAGACGAAGAGATGACTACACAGATGGCGCTATTCGAATACCAGTTAAATCAGCAAACC